GAATCTAAAATAGGAGGGTCACTAACAGTTTCTGTTTCTCAATAGTAATAACGGGATCATTATGGTAGATATCATTTTCTTTATCATAGCTATAATAATCGGTTAATTTTTTAGAACAAATATAATTCAATTTATAATTTTTCCAAAGCTGTTTACTTGGACAATCATTTTCTTCGGTAATATTTCCGATTAAATTAAAATATATATCAATCTTTTCTCTTGTATCTATATGTTCCAATTCTAAAATTTTTATTTTTGCTAAAGATAATTCTTTAAACGTAATTTCAGTATTAATTAATTTTTTGATTTCTTTTCGAAAATAATGAAGATATTTCCATTGAATAATATACTTTTCTGGATTTTCTATTTCCGGAAAATAGATTTCTATACTTTGAATCTCATATGGATCATCGTCAAAATCTTGTGGTTCATATTTTACTGCTATATCAATATTATTTATATCATTATAGTTCATGATTTAAATATATGTAAATATTTTAAAAATATAAATTATTTAAAATATTTAAATTAATTATTTCCATTTATTATTTTTTTTTCATAAAACTTAATCAATATATTTTTACGAATACCACTTTTAACAGGATGAACGCAATGGATATACCGACTATCAAAGAAAATATATTTATGTTTTTCAGGTTGTATAATTCTACCATCACAAAATTCAAATAATCCTCCTTCAAAATCTTCTTCATAAGATGACAAATAATAAATTAAACTATATTTAGGAGGTATTTCTTGAAAATGAATTGATTTTTTTTCATTAATAATTAATTGTGATAGTCTATGTAATGTATTTTTATTATGTTTAATTACTTGTCCGTCATCCATATGCCACTTCATAAAAAATCCTTGTCTATGTTCTTTTTCCACTATTTTTATGGAATAATTTTCCAGAATAATGGGCAACTGTAGTTCTTGTAAATTTATTAGAGCTGAGACGTAATTTTGACTATCTTTATTTTCATAAAATCCTATTTTTAGTGATGATAAAATTGTAGGATCTTTATTCACTAATTCTTGTCCATAATGTCAAATAAGAGACATATCAAAATTTAATAAAAATAATGAATAGGTAAATAATTATGAAAATAAATAAATAAAATAAAATAAAATAATATAAATATTATATTTTTATATTGTTTATAATATATTTATTTTATATATATTATATACAAATGCAGTTATGGTCTACTTATAATCTAATCGGATATGGCCTTATGAAAACAAAATTAGTGCCCATATGTGCTCCATTAAAAACATCTATTATTATAACAAGCTTAATTGGAGGTTATATGACTTATATATATCCCCAGCGTTTTGTATTTCGTATAGATGAAATAAAACATGAACTTTCTCACTATTCACTTATGCTACTTGATTTTATAATTCATCAAATACCATTAATTGATATGATTTTTCTTAATAACCCCAATACATCTCAAATATGTGGGCGATATATTTTTTATCCTATGATTTTTTGGAGAATGATGAACCAGCATTTTGTGAAAAATACGGAAAAAATATATGGTATTTCATTAAATAAGCTTACATTTTCATCTTTTGGAATATTTTTAGGAGTCAGTTTATTAAAACATCATTCATTTTTACCAAAATATTGTATAAGAAATGATAGATAATGTATTTAATTTATAATAATAAAATAATTAAATAAAATAATTAAAATAAAATAATTAAAATAAAATAATTAAATAAAATAATTAAAATAAAATAATTAAATAAAATAATTAAAATAATTAAATAAAATAATTAAAATAATAATATACTAAAGTATTTAAGACTTTTTAGTATATTTATTAAACGCACTTGTTGAACTTTTTGTGACATATGATGTACTTGGTTGATTTACAATAGAAATACAATTCTCTTTTGTTATTTTTTCAACCTCCATTGTTTTTGGTATTTTATAGAATTTTTTTTTATACAATATATAAGGACCATAAGGGCCTTCTTTTACAATATAATCATCAAATTCATGTAAGTTTACCGACTTTTTTTTACTATTTGATATACAGTCCACTGCTTCTTCTAAGGTAAGTACTTCTTTATCTTGATATGCTTCCAATAATTTATAATTTATTTTGTTATGTTCTAAATAAATACCATATTTACCTTTTTTTAAAAATACTTGTTTATTATCATGATTACCCAATTCCAATGGATAAACCACAACATCTTGAATATCTTCCAAATTGACCGTTTTCACATCAAATTTTTCCAATGATTGATAACTTATTTTTTCAGGATCATCGCGTTCAATAAACTGAAGTACCGGACCAAATTTCCCTTCATAAGCATATACATGTTGGTTTTTTTTATTGAGACCTAAGTGTCGTTTTTCATTATTTTTATATTTATTCAATAAATTATCTTCATCATTTTCATCTTTCTTTACTTTTTTTAATTTATCCACAATCGGATGAAACTGTGCATAAAAATCTTTGAGTAAATGATTCCATACTACTTTGTTATTTGCAACATCATCTAATTTTTCTTCTAATACACTTGTAAATTTGTAATCCATCAAATCAACAAAATGCTCATTTAGAAAGCTGCATGTATTTTTTCCTAATTGGGATGGTAATAATTTCTTTTTTTCACTACCCACAGAAACAGTTCCTTCTTCTTCTTTTACTTCTTGTTTTTCAAGAATATAATTGTGAATTTTCTGTTTTTTTCCTTCAATATTTTCAATTTTCATATAATTTCGTTCTATTAAGGTATTAATAATATTGGAATAAGTTGAAGGACGACCAATACCTAATTTTTCCATTTTTTTAATGAGGGTGGATTCACTATAACGTGATGGAGGTTGGCTATATTTTTCCAAGGCTTCTATTTTTTTATATTTAATTGTTTCTTTTTCCTTTATTTTTTCTAAAATACGTTCATCTTCAATCAAAGTGGCTTCATCTTGATCATCATTATTTTTTTTATTTACAAAATCCTCATATATTTTTTTATAACCATCAAAAACTAATTTCTCGAATGAAATAAGAAACTTATGAGGGCAATCTGAAATAGATATGTGAATTTTATAAACATCGTAAATTGCTTTACTCATTTGCGAAGCAATGGTACGTTTCCAAATCAATTGATATAATTTTTGCTCGTAAGCATCATAATTATCTTTATCAAGACTTTTCGTATTAATATTTGTTGGCCGAATGGCTTCATGTGCTTCTTGAGCGCATTTAACCTTCGATTTATAGACATGTTTCTTAAAATATTGTGATCCATACTTTTCAGTCACATAATCATCAATTTTCTGAATAAATTCAGCACTTAAATTTACATTATCTGTTCGATGATAAGTAATTAATCCATTTTCATATAGTTTCTGAAGAGTATTCATAATCTTTTTGGAACTCATGCCAAAGCGAAGACCTGCATCTTGTTGAATTGAACTGGTAATATAAGAAGGAGGAGGATTACGCTCAGATACATTCTTCTCAATGGATTCAATTTGGAATTGTGCACTTTTACAATGATTTAAAAAATCAATCATGGGCTCTTTTTTCTCAAATTTGGTATTTAACATTCCTACTAATTGATGCTGAAAATGTCCTTTTACTTTATAAAATTGTGCATCACTAAATTTATCAATCGATTCTTCTTTTTCAATGATTAATTTCAAGCAAACACTTTGAACACGTCCTCCAGATAAATTAGGAGCAATATATTTCCACAATAAGGGACTTAAACTAAATCCAACAATGCGATCTAATATTCTGCGACTTTGTTGACTATTCACCATATCCATATCAATTTTTCGTGGATTAGCTACCGCATTTTCTAATGCTTTTTTAGTGATTTCATGAAAACAAATTCGATTATTTTCGGAAACACTCATTTTTAAAATTACAGAAACATGCCATGCAATAGCTTCTCCTTCTCGATCTTCATCAGCGGCTAAAAGTACATGATCAACGGCTTTGGATGTATCGATTAATTCTTTAATTTGCTTGGAACGGGTTGGTACTAATTTATAATTGGGTTTAAAATTATTTTCTATATCAACGCCAAAATCTTTTTTATCTAGATCACGAATATGACCAAAAGATGATTTCACAATATATCCGGGACCTAATAGTTTTTCAATTTCTTTGCTTTAGCCGGAGACTCTACAACTAACAATGTTTTCATAGTTTAATAATGTAATCAATTTTAATTATTTAAGATAATCTTATTTAGTATTGTACTCTACACCCAAGGTTTATAAAAAACATCATTTTTATAAAAAATATTAATAAAAATATTTTTTATTTTTTTATTTATGACAACCAGCATTTTTCATTTGTTCTTGAAGTGATGGTAATAATAATGATGTTGATGTCGTATATAAACACGGAATAAACGCATGCACACATGCTTTTAAGGAACCAATAAAAAGATGAATTGCTAATCCTGAAGAAAATAAAAAATGCTGAGTATATGTCATACAAACATTCGGTAAATGATTATGTTTATCAATGATAGAAAATATAAATTTGCCTACCATAATTTATATTTTATATAAATATATTATTTTGCAAATAGAAAATTTAAATTTAAATTTCTATTTTTATTTTCATCTTCTATATACTTCCTGGGATATTCAATTAAATATTTCAGGAAGCATAAATGAAAATAGAGGTGCTATTTTTTTATTTTTATTTTCCCTAAAATTATTAGGTGGTGATTTATGATCTTTTTTGATAAAAATATCATGATCATCATGAAATAGTTTTAATTCACGATCAATGGTAGACATTAACTTGTTTTTTTCTTGTTTTTTAATAAAAGGTAATATCATCTGATATAATAATTGTTGTTTTTTTTCAATAGATGAATCTTGTAAAAATAAGTGGGTAAATAAATCTCTACATGTATATTTTTTTTTTACTAACTCTTTGCTCCATAAATAAGCATCTATAGGAAACAATGATAATTTATTTGTAATGCACTCATTATTTATATCGTAATTTGGATGAAGAGCCTTATTAAATAAGCATATATTAAGAATATACAAAGATTGAAATAATTTTAAATATATATTTTGATTATTTAATACGTAATCATTATAATCATAAATATTAATAGGATCATAATGTTCTAAAACTGGTTTAGGTAAATTAAAATTTAATTCCATAATTTTAACCTTATATGTATTATTTTAGATTTTTTATTTATGAAAAAAAATGATTTTTTATTTAAAAAGAGAACCTTTGTATAATATACTTATTCATAACTATTCTATATTACATATTATTATTAAATGCAAAATCATCTACATTGTCCTCATAAATTAGAAATGGATTCCCCATTTTCCAGTGATAACGAAAAAGAAGAAATTCTTAATGTTTCAGAAAATAATCTTGAAATAATGAATGAAATAAATGATAATGATCAACGTAAAAAGTCACCTTCTCCTGAAGATGACGACAATGAAAATCTAAGTATTCAATCTGAACCATTACCGTATGATGATGATGATGACGATGATGAGAGTTTATTATCTGAAAATGAAGATGATGATGATGAACAAGAAGAAATGCCTCCTGAATTATTGGAAAAAATGAAGATTTTTGAAGAAGACGAAAAACAAAAAGAACTTGAAAAAAATCATCCTAAAGAAAATAAGGATCAAGAAAAAATTAACGAAAATAATAATAACAATAAAAATTCAAACTATGATACTGTTCAATCATCTACAAATGATTCAAATAACAAAGTATCTCCTAAAATTTCCTTACAAGAACTCCAAAAACAATCTAAATTAGCTACTCAACAAAGTTTATTAGCGTTAGGTGGATTACGAGCAACTGCGGAATATGAAAAGAAAAAGATGTATGATCGCAAAGAAGAACTTGTTATTCAATTACAGAATTTACAAGAACAATCCATTGATAAATTAGTCGATGATTTCATTAAACAGAAGAAATTTTGTCAGTTACAAACTACATTAGATCAATTTTTTGAATTAATTCAACTTTTTCAAAATGTATCTGCTGATCAAAAAGATATGATTGAAAAATTACAAAAGGAGATCAAAGGATATCATGAAGAAAAAAAAGATGATATTCAAGAATATGAAAAACTAATGAAAAAAGAAGAAAAATATTGGAAACCCAACATGGAAGAATTAAAAAAGAAAATTGAAGTAAAGAACAAAGGCGCAACCTATTTAGCTGGTGCCCTTGTTCTGACCAATATAAATACATTTATTATGACTTATCTTGGGTTTGAAGTTTACTTTATTCAATATCAAAGAGCATTATTTTTCCTTTGGGATTTACTTAAATGGAGTGGTGTGAAACTAATTATCTTTTTACAGTATACTCAACAAAATTTCTTCCAAGTAATTGGTACATTATGTACATTAATTGTTATTGGGATGCTTACTGGACAAAAAATGAAACATATTTTAATAAAGTAAGAAATGTTTTATTTACACTCTTTAACATTTTATTATTTAACATTTTTATAAAAAAATATAAAAAAATATAAAATAATATAAAATAATATAAAATAATATCATTATAATTATTTATATTTCAAATAATTATTTATTAGATACGATATATTACAATATTATACATGTCTGAATTAGAAAATAAAGAATTAAGTGATACTCAAGAACAAGAAGTATCTAACATAAAACAAGTTTCTATCATTGATCCTACTAGCCTTCCACAAGAATCGAAATCAAATAAAAATAATGATATATTAATTCCATCTTCAGAACAATTAAATTCATACAGTACAAATAATAATACAAACATTAATGATTATGTTGAAATTTATAAAATTGAACATTTTAAGAGAAGTTTATCAAGATGTTGTGAACCAGGAAATGAATATATTATTAAAGATTTTGATACTATTTATAAAATTATTAATGATCTAAAAACACTTAATAACATGCAGAAAAACATTATCTTAGTACGATTTCATCGTATTTCTAGTTATTGTTTATCCAATTTTAAACATATTTCAACATATTATAGTTTTTCCAAGATTTTTATTATTACATGTGGAATATTAAATCCCGCATTACTATCTATTAATAGTAATAAAGAAAATGAATATTATCTTATTCTATATTGGATTGTCTGGACATTACAATTAGCAGTAAGTTTAATTACATCTTACATTAGTTTTTATAAATGGGATCGTAAATATTTTTTATATAATTCATATCGATCTAAGATTAATCAAGAAATTTGGTATTTTTTGGAACTTACTGGAAGATATAGTGTCAAAGAAGAAGAAGAAACGATTATTAATCACGATAGTCGTCTCAATTTGTTCTTAGAACGTATTGAAAGTTTATTCCGAAAATTAAAAAATTCGGATTTAGAAATTGAAGTATCTGAAGATGATAAAAAAGAAAATAATATTAAAAATAATTATTCCCATTTAAATAATCAAAATTTATCACCTGATTATCAATATCAAAATACGCAAAGTACACCCACACCTGATGTATAATTAAATTGGAAAAGGTGAAAATATCATTATTTTTATATTAAATTATTATAAAAATAAAAAATAATAATTTATACATTAAGAATTCACAAGTCAATTGAATATGAGGTTTACCATGTTGTATATGAAAAATTTTTAATTTTAATATTACCACCACTTCCATTCGAACTTTCACTTCCACTATGATTGCCTTGATATGAATTAGTTGGAGGTGCATAAAAAGGATTCATACCAATAAATAACCAATATCCCGCAATATTTGTATCATTTATTGTTTTTAAATTAAGATCACTATTATTATTTGTAGAAACAATTTCTTGAAATGGAATTAAAGTACCAACTGTTGAACAAGGATAAGGATTATCTTCTTTTGGTTCCGGCTGAGTAGCTGTAGGCCATTCTTCCCATGTGCCACCAACAATCCATTTTGAATTCCATACAGTAGTATTGTTATAACTAATTGTTGTTTCATCAGTTGATGATGGATTTGAAAAATCAACATTAACATCAATTATTTTATTATCAGAATTAAAAACAGTTCTAAAATTACTATTAGGTGCTCCGGAACCTTGATCTAATGGTTCAGTATTAAACGCAGTATCTGAACTAAATGTAATTTCTGATGGACCTGATTGATTTGCTGTACCATTTAATAAAGGAGTATAAAAATGTCCAGTATGTTGATAAAAGTTAATATTATTTTCATCATTGCCAGAATTTGCTTCAAAAATATCAAATTCTACCCCATATCTTCCACCATCAGCAGCTGCTGAATCATAATAATTAGGGCTTGATACATATGTTGTATTATTAATGGGTGGTTGTAAACTATTTGGACTTGAAGAAGATGTTGACCCCACTAAATAACAATTAAAATTACAATTATCAGATGAATTAAATGTTGAATCACTTAAATCAATGGTAAAGCTAATATTTTTTATATTTTGTAATTTTAATGGAGTATATGTATTTGATGTTTCATCAAATGTAGATAATAAATAACGTTGTCCGTTCCAATTATTTTGATAAGGAATATTTAAAACAGTATCAGAATCATTAGGATCTGGACTTAAAGCACCATTTTGATCTATATTTTCAAAAAAATAAAATGCTAAATTATTTGGTTCGGAATAAACATATAATAATGAATTGTCAAAGCATACTTTTTTTTCAAAGTAAAAATTTTGCTTAGCAAGATTATCTAATATTTCATTTTGACCGCATGTATATTCAATATCAATAGGATATTTAAATTGATTTTCATTCTCTATCAAATTTAAAGGTATATTTTTAACTTTCCCAATTAAATTACCAGAAATTTCTAATATTCCTAAGTCAAATTCAAGATCTACGATTATATCTAAATTTTCGTCAATACTTTTGAAACTATATCTTATATTACAAAATTGATTATTATATGTATAATATGATAAATAAGATTTATTATTATTATAGTTATATTGAAAAATATTATTATCAAAATTAATTGGAAATAAAAATTTAACCATTGCTTATATATATTTTAAACAATATATTAATTAAATTATTTTTTATATTAATACAATAAAAATATTTATATTTTATCTAATTATAAATATAGTTATTATGGCTAGTGAAAAAATTATTGCCACATCTTATTTTGATCATCCAAAAATAAAAGGAACTGTCGATTTTATTGAAAATAAAAAAAAAAATAATGTGATTGTAGAGATTAATTTACAAAGTACTTTCAAAAATAGTTATCATGGTTTTCATATTCATGAAGCCGGAGATTTAAGTGAAAAATGTATGGGTGCATGTGCTCATTTTAATCCCTATGGGAAAGATCATGGTGGTCCTGAAATGAAAAATCGACATGTAGGTGATTTAGGTAATATTTATTTTGATAAAAAAGGAGAAGCCAAATATTCATTTCAAGATGATTACATTAAGCTCCGTGGTACTAAGTCAAATATTATTGGTCGTTCGGTAGTAATTCATGCTGATCGCGATGATTTGGGATTAGGAGGTCATAAAGATAGTTTAATCACAGGGCATGCAGGTGCTCGCATTACATGTGCAGTCATTGGATATTCTAAAAAAATGTTTCATAAATAAAATACAAATAAAAAATGAAATATTTTTAATTATAAAAACTGGATCATATTCAATAATTTATTTACTGATAAGGTTATTTAAAAACTAAAACAAAATGAGTACTTTTCTAGAAGCGATGGATAAAGAAACTGAACAAAAAAAAAAATTTGTGCTTGGTGAAAATGATTGCCCAGCACTTGAATCTACATCCGAATTATTGGTTGATTTTTTCTTTCAATTAGTTCGCGGGTTAGATGAACAAAAAATTACTGCATATATTCTGAAAATAAAAACTGAATATGAAGAAACAAAAAATGTCCAATTATTTATTGATTTATTTATATTAACTTTTCAAACAAGAGATATTCGAAATGGTAAGGGAGA